CTGTTGCAGGCAATCAGCACCAACCGGATCGTGTACAGCAACGGCGGTGTCGAACTCGGCGCAACCGTACCCGGGACGTCTGCGACCGACACGATCACGATGACCCACAGTTTCACCGCGGGCGACAAGGTCGTGTTCACCGCTCGTGGTGCTCTCATGAGCATCATCATCGGCCGGGTGTACTTCGTGCAGTCGGTGTCCACGACCGTTTCCTTCAAGATCGCGGCGACTCTCGGTGGTGCAGCGATCACGGTCGGAACTGGTGCAGGCATCAAGGCCATTCCGGTTTCGACCTCTGCCCCGACGCTCGACACGTACAACTCGCTGTTCCAGCGTGCGTACGACAACGGCGGTCTCGGTGACGTGATCAGCGCCACCATCGCGTGCAACTCCTCGCAGAAGCGGAACCTCACCGCTACCTACGCGGCTGCGTACGCGAAGTCCGACCCGATGGCGGGTACCCGCAACGTCGGTGGTGTGAACCTCACCACGATTGAGACGGACTTCGGGACGCTCAACATCATGCTGGACCGCCAGCTCCCGCAGGATGCTCTCGCGATCGTTTCGCTCGAGCAGCTCGCGCCGTTCTTCCTCGAAGTCGAGGGCCAAGGTCACTTCTTCGAAGAGCCGCTGGCCAAGGTCGGCTCTGCGACTCGTTCGCAGCTGTACGGCGAGATCGGCTTGGAGTACGGCAACGAGAAGGCTCACGCTCAGCTGCGTGGACTCCCGGTCTTCATCTAGACCGACCTGAGTGGGCGACTGGTCATCTGGTCGCCCACTTCCCCCCCACAGATCCAAGGAGTACATCTTGTCCAACACGTTCAAGTCTGTCGGTAAGCCGACGACGTTCATTACCGTCGACGAGAGCTGGGAACAGCTCCCGAATCCGGGCGACTGGGAACTCGTCGTCAAGCAGACCGCTGCTGAGAAGAAGGCAGATAAAGCCGCTCTCGAAGCAGAGAAGGCTGCTCTTGACGAGGAAGCGAAGCGCATCGCTGAACTTCCCATCCACGTCGGTGAAACGGTCAAGCTCAACGAGACGGCACTCGCTGCCGCGCTCGAAGTGCCTGACGCAACACCTGAGGCACTCGACAAGGCCACCGCCTGGAGTGGTGTTGTCGTCGAGGTTCGCCGTGACACGGAAACGGACACTGATGTGGCCGTTTTTGACGACGAAACACCGCCGGCACCAATCGACTTGCTCGAGGTCGTACCCGCCGAGTAATCCCCGTGGGGTCGCGGCAGATCCTCCCTGTCGCGGCCTCGCACCCTCACCCCACTCTCTCTGATCGGAGCATCATGGCTCGCATCACACATCCGCGCCCGCAGGCTGGTAAGCAGACGTTCATCGGCGTGACCTTCTATGACGGGTTCGCTGAGGTTGCTGATCTCCACCCAGAGGTTCGGGCGGCGCTCGTGCTGCACGGCTTCAAGTTCGAGGATGCTGAGCGCCCCGCAGAGCCGTCGAAACGTTCCCGCAAGGGAAAGACGGCGAAGCCCGAGAAAGCCGCTGAGCAGGTCACCGAGCACGCCGACGGCAGCTTCACAGCCCCCGACGGCTACACCGGCGCACTCCCGGACGCTGACCCAGACCAGACCGGGCCGGATGCCGACGACTTCGAAGGCCCGTTCGGGATCGTAGAGATGCCTGACGGCACGATCATCGGTGACGGTGAGTCCCTCGCGACCCTCCCCGCCAACGACAAGGAATAGACCATGGCTCAGCGCGTGTACGCCACATCGATCGACTACGCCGCACTAGCTGAAGAACCCGCCGACGTTGAACTGGCGGTCCTGAACAAACGGCTCCGCGCGGCATCCTCCGAGGTAGATGGCCTCACCCGCCTCTCCCGGTACGACGTCGACGGGGACAGTTTCCCCACGGACGCCACGATCTCCGATGCATTCAAAGAAGCGACATGCGCGATTGTCGAATTCTGGGAGGACACCGACGACCCACGCGGTGCCGAAGCACGTGCGGGCGCCGTGAAGATCGGTTCTGTATCCCTCGGCACCACGAACAGCAACCAGGCGTCCGATTCCCCCCGCGACAAACTCGTTGGCCGCATCGGTGACGCTGCTGTCACCATCCTCACGAACGCGGGTCTTATCTCCGCGACCGTCTACCACTCGTAGGGAGCGCTCGTGACCCGCCTGCGAAAGAAGCATCTACCTCACCGCATTATCGTCACCCGCCTCGCCGGGGAAGGCGCTGAGGGCGTTACCTACGCCGAACCAGTACCGGATGTGCCCGCGTACGTCGAGCAGAAGTCGCAGCTCGTTGTTGACCGCCGCTCATCCTCCTCCACGGTAGGGCAGGAGATCACCGCCTCCACATTCGTTGTGCTCCTCACCGAGGATGATGTGCTGCCCGCGTCAAAAGTCACCGTGTGGGCTGGTACTACGCGCGAACGTGAGGCCGAAGTAATCGACTCATCGTTCTTCGACTACCCGAAGACACCAAGCCATGTGGAGATTTGGGCGACATGAATGACATCAGCTCGCAAGTCACCGTCACCCTCAACTTCAACGCCGTCATTGCCGAGATCCTCATGGGTGTTGTGCGTGGGCAGAACATGGCCGGCGAACGTGGGTTCGCGCTCTCCTCGCAAGAGGTCCCGTTCGATAACGGCGACCTCGACGGATCCGGGCAGGTCGTCAACGCTGAGCAAATCGGCGACACGACACAGGTTGTCTACGACCGCCCGCAGGCTGCGCGCCTCCACGAGCACCCCGAGTACAACTTCTCGACCGACTCGAATCCCGGCGCCAAGGGCAAATATCTTGAGGACCCGATGATGCAGAACCTCCCCGAGTTGCGGGCGATCATCGCGAAGGGAGCTGGCGGTGCCTGATTCCTACCTAGTCCTGTTCGAGCGTGGCCTTGCGCAGCACCTCGACGACATCGAACTTGGCCTGTACAAGCCCAACGCCGTATACACGGCTGCTGAGGCGACACTTGAGCGGCCCGCGATCGTTTCAGGCCCAGACCTGCCCACCACTCTCGACAACGTCATTGCGCTCACCACCCTCGATCCGATCCGTGAAGGCCGTGCGAACTTCACGCACCGCATCCAGATCCTCTCCCGACTCAAAGGCACGAAGGTGCAGGCCAGCAACCTCGCATGGAACCTTGCGACTGCCCTCGACCACAAAGAGGGCATCCCTGAAGGGTTCAACGTGTCGTGGGTTTCGTTGTTCTCGCAGTTGACCTTCACGAAGGACAGCAACGGCCGGTACTCCACCGCACAGACCTTCTACCTCAGAGGCCGCCGCCCGCTCTCCTGAGCACCAACAAGACCACCCCTCCTCAGAGAGGGGTTCGCCGGCATGCCCGGCATCCCCCATCAAATCAAGGAGCAAACATGTCCGACCAGTCCATTTATAACGCCACCGCCCAGACTGAGGGCAGCCTGCAGCTCGCCCACGAAAAGATTCTCCGCGTCAAGCGTGGCGGTGTCTTCGAGAACATCTCCGGCGACTGCAACAACATCAATGGGCTTCCCACCGATGTCACCCAGCCGCGAGAGAACTACGGCAACAAGACCACTCAGTCGATGGAGAAGATCGGCGAGAACTGGGTCATCACGACCGACGTTGAAGCTGTCCGCGACGAAACCGGCGCAATTGCCCAGACGTGGCTCATCGCCCTGCTCAACATCGCCAAGTCGAAGGGTGCCGCGAACAAAGTCGACGTGCAACTGTTCGACGGTAAGGATGAGAACCTCCCCGCCATCGAGGGAAACTTCTCCGTGTCCGCCGCACCACTAAAGACCGGGTTCTCAGAGTCCGGCGGGTACAAGTTCACCTTCACCTCCAACGCCGTCGTGGATTACATCACCTCGCCGATTGCAGGCACCGGCGAGCCGATCACCGAGTCAGTGTCCCCAGCGTCCGGTGCGGCAGTGGGCGAGATCATCGTCCTCCGCGGCTACAAGTTCACCGGCACCACCGGCATCACCATGGACGGCGCGGCGGTTGTGGAGTTCACCGTGTACGACGACAACACCCTCGCGGTGCTCGTTCCTGCCACCGTTGCTGGTGCGGCTCCGATCATCGTCACGAACGCGACCGGCGCCTCGGCAGCGTTCGCGTACGTCGCCGCAACCTAGCAAGTTCACTCCCCGGCGGTGACCTAACCGGTCGCCGCCGGGTGACCACCCTCCCCCTCATTGCAAGGAGCACACCTACCCATGACCATCACCGCTTCCCAACAGGGCCGCGATCTGCATCTACAGATCGAAGGAATCGAAGCACCGTTCAT